TTGACGAAATGGAACAACAAGAAATCAAAGAACTCTACTACGAAGGTGGCGCTGGTTGGTTATATGATGCTGAACACGATTGGATGGAAGAAGATACTGCTGTTCATATCTACGGTCCTTATCAAGTTAGCTTATGTGAAGATAACGGTATTGTTATTGAAGAAAATGTAAAACTGAAAACTCGGCCAAAGCCAAGTAATGCATGGCCTTTTAGTGGAGTAAATGAATGACATGGTTTTTAAAGTTATTAGAAAAACTCGATCGCAAACGAGTTGTAATGGACAGGATTAATGATGAACCTTATCTCGAACGCTACTACCTTTTTCTTAAGGATAGAAAGCGTTTCCCCTTTAATGTGTTTCTACACAAGTTCCTTAAATCAGATCCCGATGATGTGCATGATCATCCATGGCCTTACGCTACTTTAATTTTAAAAGGCGGTTATTATGAATGGACTCCTGTTTTCGACGGAAGAGGAAAGAAAATTGCAGAAACCTGTACCTGGCGGGGACCTGGTCACTTTCGTACTTGTAGTGCTAACAGTTATCACCGCATTGAGCTCGACCCTAATATAACAGCTTGGACATTGTTTATGCCAGGTCCACAAAAACGAGAGTGGGGATTCTTAGTTAATAATAAATGGGTACACCAAGAAAAATATTTGGCTGATAGAGCCGCAGGAGTAAAATAATGGCAGCAAGAATGGAAGATATAGTTGATTTAGGTAGTGTATGGGACGGCGGTAATGGCGTTAAATTTACAGTAACCGCAATCGAAACTAAAGAAAGTGGAACTTGGATTACCTATAACAAAGAAGAACACGGCAGTGAATATACTTGCCTAGTTGAGGCATTTTTAGCACGATTTAGAGAAACACCAAAATGAACCCAATAGAAAAAGAAGTAATGGACATTCTTCAAGAGGAATGTGCAGAGGTAATTCAAGCAGTTAGTAAAATTAGTCGTTTTGGTATTGATAACTTTAAGCCAGGAAAACCCAAAACTAATCGAGAACACCTTGAAGAAGAATTAGGCGATATGCTCGCAATGATTGACATCTTACTAGAAAAGAAGTTAATATCGTTAGATAAACTAGAAATTGCTAAATCAGCAAAAATTGAAAAATTAAAGAAGTGGTCAAACATATATGAGTAAACTTAAAGTCTCGGAATTATTTTATAGCATACAAGGTGAAGGACGCTTTATGGGCGTTCCTTCTGTATTTTTACGCACATACGGATGTAACTTTACCTGCCAAGGCTTTGGTATGCCACGGGGAGAACTAAGCACAGAAGCAGATACTATTGCTGCCAAAGCAATTGAATTTACAGAGTATAAATCACTGCCGTTAGTTAGTACAGGCTGCGACAGTTATGCTAGTTGGCATCCTGCTTTTAAAGATCTAAGCCCAATGATTGAAGTCGAAGGCCTGGCTAAAGATATTGTTGCTACATTGCCATTCGGCGAGTGGCGTGATGAGCATCTTGTTATCACAGGCGGCGAACCGTTGCTAGGTTGGCAAAAGAGTTATCCAGATTTATTAGAGCAGCCAGAAATGCGTGGATGTAAAGACATTACATTCGAAACTAATGGTACTATGCGTTTGACAGAAAAATTTAAAGAGTATTTGTCAATGCGTAGTGGTCATACAGAATTTACATTTAGTGTAAGTGCTAAACTTCCGGCATCAGGCGAACCCTGGAAGGACGCTATTAAGCCTAAGGTAGTTGTTGACTATGAAAACTACGGACACGCATATTTGAAATTTGTAGTTGCCACAGAAGATGATATCCAGGATGCCTTAACGGCAACACAAGAATACAGAGCAGCCGGATTTCAAGGCCCTGTATATTTGATGCCTGTAGGCGGTGTAGAGAGTGTTTATGCATTGAATAATAAAGCCGTAGCACTGGCAGCGATGAAACACGGTCTTCGCTACAGTGATAGATTACAAGTTCCATTGTTTAAAAACGAATGGGGCACCTAATGGGTATCTTGGACCAAGCTGTTATAAATGTACCTAGAGAGAATAAAATGAAACAATTTGTTAAGAAACTATTTGGCATAGACAAGATTGAAGCTGATGTTGCAGAAGCTACTCGATTAAAAGTAGAAGCTGAACATGCTGCCAAAGAAGCAACTGAGGCTGCTCGAATTGCCGCACTTACGCCAAAACAACTAGCGACTGAAAAGAAAGAACCGTGGGTAGCTGTTTTGGAAACGCATGTTAACTCAGATAATCCCCGTAATGGATTCTTTGATCTTGACTGGAACGAGTATTTTGTGTTACAATTAAAACAGAGCGGTTACGGTGGTGAAACAGAAGAAGCTATTGTAGACCAATGGTTCCAGGACCTTTGCAGAAATATTGGTGCCGAAGAAGGTGTCAATATGGAACGAAGAGGTACTGGTTATATTAATGTAAAACCGTTGCAAGACGGTAAATCGGAAATTAGTTAATGTCATATATTATTGTAGATACAGCAAACACATTCTTTCGTGCGCGACATGTAGTGCGTGGCGATGCCGGCGAAAAGGTTGGTATGGCTATGCAAATTATTTTAAACTCAGTTCGCAAAGCATGGAGAGAATTCGACGGGACCCATGTTGTATTTGCACTAGAGGGAAGAAGCTGGCGTAAGGATCATTATGCTCCTTACAAACGCAACCGCACCGACGCTCGGGCAGCTCACAGCCCTCGCGAAGCTGAGGAAGAAAAGCTATTCTGGGAAACATTTGATCAGTTTAAAGATTTTGTCACAGAAAAAACTAACTGTACTGTTTTGCAACATCCTCAACTTGAAGCAGATGATTTGATTGCAGGTTGGATTGCTCACCATCCAAATGATAGCCATGTTATTATTAGTACAGATGGAGACTTCGCACAGTTGATTGCACCGAATGTGAAACAGTATAACGGAGTAACTCAAATTACAACTACACACGAAGGATACTTTGACGAGAAAGGCAAATATGTAGTTGATAAGAAAACTAACTTGCCTAAGGCTCCTCCCGAGCCAGAATGGTTGTTGTTTGAGAAGTGTATGCGTGGCGATACTAGTGACAATGTCTTTAGTGCTTATCCAGGTGTGCGTGAGAAAGGCACTAAAAATAAAGTTGGATTGCGTGAAGCATTTGCAGACCGCAGTAGCAAAGGGTATAATTGGAACAACATGATGCTCCAAAAGTGGACCGACCACGAAGGTGTCGAACATCGTGTGTTAGACGACTACAATCGTAACAAACTACTCTGTGACCTAAAAGCACAGCCAGATGAGATTAAACAGATAATTACATCTACAATAGAAACTGAAATTAACAAAGATAAAAGTATTCCGCAAGTGGGTATTAGACTTATGAAGTTTTGTGCAGAGTACGATTTAGTAAAAGTCAGTGAGCAAGCCCAGAGCTATGCAGAACCGTTAAATGCTAGATATGCAAAGGAGTTGGTATGACAGAAATCAATGCTAAACCATTAATTGCAGGTAAATCTTGGTTGCTTGAAAAAGACGGAAAGAAAATTGGAACCCTTTCAAAAGAAAAGAAAACATACTCTTTTAATAAACACGGTCAGAAATTCGAAGTTGGAAGCCTAGATAAGGTAGTTGAAGAATTAGGCATTCGATTTGAACAATATCCTAAAACTACTGTTAAAGTAGGAACAGATGAGCATACAGTATACGACTATCCGTGCAGTTCAAAACCTTACAATCCGTTGTATAATGTTCGAAAGAAATTGCCCATCTACGCCAAAAGTACAAAGAGCAAAAGTCAATACTGTGCAGGTTACTATGTAATTCAATTCCGCAAAGGTTGGGTTAAGAGCTTTTGTCCTAAGTTAATTACACTTGAGCGATATCCGTTTCAAGGTCCATTTAAGACAGAAACTGAAATGCGTACAATGCTCAATACTGTAGGGAAGAAAGACAGTGAAACCAATTAACACAATTCCAGTGGAAAACTTCCTAGAAAAGGCTAGGATTGCTAACAAATCCGGTCAAAAGACTTTGGTTTTAGACATAAAAGATGCCGTAAGTTTAGCGGATGCACTAGCACTAGTAATGACTAGATTAGTAGGAAATGCAGAAGTAGAGGCCGCTAAGACGCCGGCAGAAGAAGTTATCCAAATTAGTATGGACGGTGGTGGTTTGCGCTAATTAAAATAAATAAGTGCGTATATTTGGAGCGCACCATGAGTAGGCCTAAGCCAACCGTATTATTAGAAATCACTAACAAAAAAAATTACAAAACAGAACAAGTACTGGAAGCCGAAGCAATCTGGGCAGTTTTTTACAAAGACAAGCCAGTTAACTTAAAACTTAGTAGCATTATTGCACAAGATGTCGGACCAAAGTATAAAAAGGTTAGTTTTTCAAATGCCGGACATGCTATTAACTTAGCAGAAAAGCTAAACAAGACCTTTAATTGCCAGGATTTTTCTGTTTATAAATTAACAACTGGCGAGAAATTAACCAATGAGCCGAAGGCTTGAAATCACAAAATATGTACTCGAAACACTTGACCTCCCTCGAGGAGAAAAACAAGTAAGGGATTACAATATTGCAATTTGGCAAAATCCTCGCCAAAAGGCACAAGGTGGTTATAGACTTACAGAATTTGGATTTGATATACTAACTAAAGCAGGAATAAAATCCTACGAAGTTAGCTATCCAGAAAAGAACCCGTTTTTATCAAATAAACTTATTATCCAATTGGACAACTTTATTGATTGTCCATTCTTTTTGGGTAACAAATCTATCATGGTTTTTGGCGAAAAAATGGCTGTCCAATTGGTGTTGTTTTCTGGCGACATCCAAAAATACGGCACTTCTAGAGAGAAATTTCGCTTGACACATACACAGAAATAGCGTATAATTAATGTACAGCGAAACAAACTGTACCAATTTTTTTACTCTAGAAAGTGTAACATGGCAGAAAAAATCTCCGCAAACCGTACTTGCTCTCCTAACGAAGCCAAAGCGGCTGTCCGTAAGGGCATTAAGATTCAGCGTCCAATTTTTATGTGGGGCGCACCAGGTATCGGCAAGTCCGATATTGTTAAACAAATTGGCGAGGAACAAGGCCGCGAGGTTATTGATGTCCGTTTGTCACTTTGGGAACCTACTGACATTAAAGGTATTCCGTATTACAATGCAAACGAGAATACAATGACTTGGGCACCTCCTGCAGAATTGCCTACAGATCCAGAATCTACTGCTATCCTGTTCTTGGATGAATTGAACAGTGCGGCGCCTGCTACACAGGCAGCGGCTTATCAATTGGTTTTGAACCGACAAGTTGGTACATACAAATTGCCAAAAGGCGTTAGCATTGTTGCCGCTGGTAACCGTGAAACTGACAAGGGTGTTACTTATCGTATGCCTAGTCCATTGGCTAATCGTTTCTTGCACATCGAACTTCGTACAGATTACGAAGACTGGAATCAGTGGGCTGTTAAAAACAAGGTTCACGAACAGGTTGTTGGCTACATCGGCTTTGCCAAACAAGACTTGTACGACTTCGATCCAAAGTCTAGCTCACGCTCGTTTGCTACTCCTCGCTCTTGGAGTTTCGTTTCTGAATTGTTGATGGATGACGACTTGCCAGAAAACACTTTGACTGATTTGGTTGCAGGTGCAGTTGGTGAAGGCCTTGCTGTTAAGTTTATGGCTCACCGCAAGGTTGCAAAACAAATGCCTAAGCCCGAAGACATTCTGTCTGGCAAGGTTACCAAAGTTAACATTAAAGAAATTTCTGCGATGTACTCTTTGGCAATTAGCTTGTGCTATGAACTCCAGGAAGCAGACTTGAAGAAGTCTAAGAATTGGGATTCTATGGCAGACAACTTCTTTGGCTTTATGATGGATAATTTCCCAACTGAATTGGTTGTTATGGGTGCTAAGGTTGCGTTGACTAGCTACAACTTGCCGTTTGATGCTAGCAAATTGAAGAACTTTGACAAGTTCCATGACAAATACGGTAAGTACATTATCACAGCAATGGAAGGCTAAAATTGGACCCTGCGGGGTCCTTTTTTACTTGCATTTTTTCTAATTTGAGTGTATAATTGTATATATACAGTAACAAGGAGAGCCTTTATGTCAGCAGTAATGAAGCAAGAAAAGATTAAAAAAGACAAGCCCGCTCGCGTGTTTAGCGAGAACGAAAAGAATAAAATTTTGGATAAGTTGATTACAGCCCGTGTGGGTTTGTTGCTTCGCCATCCGTTCTTTGGTAATATGGCTACCCGAATGAAAATTGTTGAAGCCAGTGAATGGTGTCAAACACTTGCGACTGACGGCCGTAATTTTTATTATAATAACGAATTTGTAGACAAGCTCAATCCTAAAGAATGTGAGTTTGGCTTTGCACACGAAGTCCTACATAATGTGTTTGATCATATGGGTCGACGCGATGGACGAGATCCCCAATTGTCAAACATTGCCGCAGACTATGCTACTAACCAAATTCTTAAAGATGAGAAAATTGGTGCAGTGCCTAGCTGTATTAAAATCTTCCAAGATAACAAATATCGTGGAATGAGCTATGAACAAATCTATCAAGAACTGTATGACAAAGCAGACAAGATTGATTTTAAATCTCTTGGCGAATTGTTGGACGAACACTTAGATGGCGAAGACGGAGAAGGTGAAGGTAGCGGAAAAGACGGTGAAGAAGTAGACGGCAGTGGCAAAGGTCGTCCCAAATTAACCGCCGAAGAAAAGAAACAAATTCGTGACGAAATCAAAGAAGCAATGATTAGTGCCTATCAGGCAGCAGGTGCCGGGCGAACTCCAGCAGGCGTTGCTCGATTGATTAGCGACTTTACCGAGCCTAAGATGGACTGGCGTGAATTGTTGCGTATGAATATTCAAAGTATTCTTAAAAGCAATTTTAGCTTTTCGCGTCCTAACCGTAAGTCACAGCATTGTGGTGCAGTATTGCCAGGTATGATGAACGAAGAAACTGTAGATGTGTCAGTAGCAATTGATATGTCTGGTAGTATTTCAGACAAAATGGCAAATGACTTTATTAGTGAAGTTAAAGGCATTATGGACGAGTATCAAGATTTTAAATTAGATCTGTGGTGCTTTGACACTAGTGTATATAACTATGCTAAATTTGGTAGCGATAATGCTGACGAAATTATGGAATACAAAGTTAAAGGTGGCGGTGGCACTGATTTTGATGTTAACTTTGAGTTCATGAAAGAACAAGGTATTGAACCTAAAAAGTTCATTATGTTTACAGACGGTTATCCTTGCGGTAGCTGGGGTGACGAAAACTATTGCGATACGCTGTTTGTTATTCACGGAAACGAGAATATCAAATCTCCATTCGGGCAATATGCTTATTATAAATAAAGTAGGTATATTATGTCGTTAACAAGGGGGAAGGCAAATCCGTTAAACTTTCTTGGATTGAGAAAGTTAGAAAGAATGCCTCCCAACTTTACAAAATTTACTATTGCAGAAATGGTAGATTCTAAAATGATTGATCGGTGGATATACCAGTTTTTGGATCAGCGTTATAGCATTCGTAAAACTACAGGATTAGATAGCCAAGGAAAAATGGTTACTCGAATTGAAGTAGGATTCGAAGATCCAAAGGAACTGACAATGTTTACTTTGAGTTGCCCATACTTACACAAATAGGAGATTAAAATGGCAGAAGAACAAGAACAAAAGAGTCCGGAACTTACAGTTACAGACTTGCAAAATTTGCGAGCAATCATTGATATTGCCGCAACTCGTGGTGCCTTTAAAGCCGCAGAGATGGCAGGTGTTGGTGCAGTATTCAACAAGTTAGATAAATTTCTAATCGCCGTTGTACCAGCGCAGGCTGCTGAACAAGCACCCGCACAATAAGGAAAATATTATGAAACATGTAGGCAAGATGAAAAACAATAGTGCTAGGCTCGCTATTGTCTATAGAACTTTACCTGGTGACGCTTCTAGCGCATTGGTCGTTGGAACAACAGGCCTAACCGACTCGTATCACGATTCGTTAATTAGCTGTATTGAGAGTGACAGCGGTCAACAGGCGAATGAACTTGCCGATGTGTTGGCTGTTCGTAAATTCCCAGACGGTAGCAATATGTTAGAGTATCTACATAACTTTGGGCACCTTAAGAAGGTTCCTACTAAAATGGTTATTGTTACTCCTAACACTACCACTAACATGCCGTTAGATGAACTAAACCAATTGATTGCAGATCAAAAGGGTGTTAGCTTAGAAGAACTTGCAGTAGTTCCAGAGGGCGAACGAGTTCCTAGTCAAAAGAAAGAACCACCGGCTGAATATAAGAGCAAATGGGATAAAGCTCGTGATGAAAAAGCTGCCGCTAAGGCGTTAGCTGATCTCGAAGCACTTCCGCAAGCTGAGTTAAGTCCAGAAGATCAAGCTAAAAAGTTTAGAAGTGAAGCAGATCGTCTTGCAAAAGAAGCTGCCGAAATGCGTAGGAAAGCTGAAGAGCTTGCTCCTACTAAAAAGAAAACAAAAGCTGAAGCATAAAAAAAGGACCCCTGGGGTCCTTTTTTAATATACCATTACTTCAATTACTCCGAAGTCTCCAGTAAAATCTTGGAGTGCCTTTCCAACTACTCCTAACTCATTTGGTCTTAATTGTTCTCGTCTAACTTCAGCATGTCCTGGAAAATCACTAGTTACTAGTATTTGTCCTTTCTTTACATTGCCTTTTACTTTACAAGGTACTCGACCTTTAAGTGCAATTAGTACTCCGCCTGCTAAATCTTCATTCATAGTGTAAGCTGGATTAGTAGATACAATACCTGCTACTTGCTCATCTTGATACATATTACAGATAGTAACTTCTTCTTTTCCGCCGATTCTTAAAACTGTGCCAGGCTCGTAATCTGCATCTGATTTATATTTTTCTGCCAAGTCAGCGTAAGAAGCATTCAATTTAGATCCAGTTGCTAGACTCCAGTTTCCTGTAATTGTGCCGTTAGTACTAGTGCTTAATGATCCAGTAATAACTGTTCCAGATCGAACAGATGTTCCAACAAATGTGTCAGAGTAAATGTCGGTTACATGTAGTTCGTTAAATGCATACTGAATTGATCCTAGATCAACAGCTTGTCCCGCTGAAAGGCTAGGCAACACTTTTAATCCGCTACTACCATCAATGTTAATTGCATCAAGTGGTGTTCCTGATCCATTTACAGATAGTGTAACTCTATTTCCGCCTGCTACAATTGTTGCTGTTGAGGCTGCACTAACTTGTACTTTTAATCCTCCGGAATTAATGTCGATTGCTGAACCGGCACTTACTCCAGATATAGTTAAAGCTGCTGTAAAATTAGGAGCATCTTTTGTTACATAAGATGTAGCTAAAGTTCCTCCTAATCTTAGAGAATTCGACGATGATCCCCAGATCATTGCACCGCCAGTATCGCTAGTAGCAGATATACCGTTAGTGGTATTAATTAAATTAATACCTTTTTTAATAAATCTAAAACCCGGAATAGTAGTAGTGTTTAATTCAAATTCATCGGTAGAAGTAATTGCTACACAATCTACTACACCAGTTGCTATATTTTCCACATTATGCTTCAATACATAATGTTGATAATTATCAATATCATACACTAAAGCTGGTACCATTGCATTAAGAGCACTTCGTCCACTAAACTGCGGACCTATTAAGGAATATGTACTACCGTCAAAAAAGTATAATTTCTGTTCTTGTTTAAAGAACCACATATCTCCTTCTGCTTGATCAGTAGGCTGCACATCTTGACTAACAATTTGAGGAACTGATTTAAAGCCAACTCCGTTATAAAATCTCATCTTTTTACTAGCAGTGTCATACCATAGCTGACCAATCATTGGCTTTGCAGGAGTTTTAGATCCTGCAAAATTTTCCAACAATTTAATAAAGTTTTGATCAAGTACTTGACCGTAGCTAGGATAATTTCGTCCTATTAGAGTTAAATCAGTTGATTGGTTAATTGTACCATCATCTACAACTGTTAATTTCTCACCGTTATTTTTATATATTACATATGACATTTTTTATCCTCGCCAAACCATAACTTCAATTTGTCCAATTTCAGTTGAATCATAATCCTCCATTGCTTTAGCAATAACTGATCCGATTTTAGGTGTCTTTTCAGCTCTAGCAAATCCTCCGGCGCCAGCGACTAATAAATCACCTTTATTGATCTTACCTTTTACATTGCATGGAATTCTACCAGCAAGTGCAATTGAATAAACATAACCCTCACGCTGATGATGAGCATTCATTACATACGCAGGATTCGTAGAAATAATTCCAGCAACTTTTGTACTCATATCTCCTTGGCATAGGGTAACTTCGGCAGACCCGCCAAAATCTAATACCATCCCAGATGCATAAGTATCGTCAGCTTCATAATTTTCTGCCAAGTCAGCGTAAGTTGAAGATAGTGTAGAACCAGGTGCCAATGACCATTTACCAGTTATAGTACCCTGTGTAGTAGTTGATCCAGCACTTATACTAGTAGTAACTAAGGTATCAACTTCAACATTGCCGCCTGTGATAGTGGTGTTTCCAGAAACAATGTATAAATCATCTGTTCTAATATCAACTGTTAGGCAAGGATTATTGTTACGATTAATGTATACATTTGGTCCAGTAATTCTTAGATCTCTCTGAGCTTCTAATTGTATTCCGTCAACATATCCTACTAAATCATTTTGATCAACATAAGCAATAACAGGAGTAATACCGTTGTTTTCTAAAGTTGATGTAGCCCAATTATTATCAAAATACAAGCCATCACCGAATATTCCGCCATATTGAGATCTAAATTTACTATCAGTGACTTTTAAATTTGCAATTGTTGCTGAAGTTGCTACCAGTGCTGACTTATTATTAAAAGTCATACCATTTACTAAAGCAGGAATACCTGCTGAATAAACCGCTTCGTTAGATTTTACATCGAATGTAGAAGAACTAATAACTCCTATGATATTACCGTTTACAACAAATTCAAGTACAGGATGAATGTTATTTGAAGTATCTAATATTCCGTCAGCAATTAGTTGTGTATCTGGGTAATTAGGAACTGCCGGAGGGCCAATTAATGCATAAGTCGATGTCGTATCTTTTACATATAGCTGGCTAGTATCAGTCTTAAACCATAAATCTCCAACTGTAGATGCAGTCGGTGTACTCACTGACTTATCTAATGTTGTCAAAGATCTCCAATTTGTTCCGTCATACACTTTTAATTTCAGTACGCCTTCTGATCGATCAAACCATGTTTGACCTTGAATTTTGTTAATTGGTTCTATTGATCCTGCAAAATTTTGTAGTAGCCATAAAAAGTTATCGTTTTGATAGACGCCGTAACCGGTGACATTCTTACCTAACAAATACAGACTGCTCGAAAACTGCCTATCGATAGTACCGTCGTCGACTATGGTAAGTGTTGTACCGTCATAGTTCTTTAGTGTATATGGCATCTATCTTTCTCCGATTATAATATATTGGCCACAAAGGTCCATGTTCCTACAGCAGAAAGTGGATCTGTCCAATCTGCTACAACGAATGATTTTACTAAGTGGTTAACTCTAGGAAGGAATACCGCAGAAACAGTAGCAGTAGTTACAGTTCCAGTTGATCCTACATCAAATAACACAGGTTGATTATTTGTACCTGTGCCTTTGTTAACTGTTACATAACTCTTTCCTAAATTTAAAGCAAAGTCATATGCAGTAGAAGTAAAATAGGAACACATTACATTGGCTCTTGCACCTTTAGGTATTGCATAAGTTGAATCTACAGAAACACCATTGTAACCATTAATTGGCAGCATCTTGCTTAGATAAGATACAATGTAACTATGTATATCATTATCTGCTTGCCCCCATACTGGTGTAATGTCTACACTCATTGTATGAGTTTTTCTAAATCCGTTTCCGCCACCTGCTTGAAGAATGTTATCATCTACATATTCTTTAGTTGCAGCATCTGCGTTTAGTACCGGTGCCGCCAAGTTTTTAACCGTAAACCCTACCATATCAAGTTCAGTATTGACAATGATAGCACTACCATTAGTTGTCTCAAGTTTAGAACTAGTTGAAGTATTGGATATTGCAATTGTACCAACTGTAATCTTTTTATCAACTACTAAGTTAGTTAATGTGCCAACTGTAGTTAAACTAGAACCAGTAATAACTGCACCTAAACTATTACCTGTAACAACATTAAATCCGTTAATTTGAAGAGTCTTACCTGCGGCAATGTTCCATGTATCACTAACATCCCATCTAGTACTTGGAGAACTATATGTAATTGTGTGATCAGGAGATCCTTTTAAAGTTATGCCGCCGCCGTCTGCTGTAACTTCCGAAGGAGTTGTAACTTTTCCTATTTCAATATTTTTATCAGTAATTTGTAATGTAGCTGATTCTAAAAATGTTGTTGCACCTATAACATCTAATGCACCACGAATAGTTACATCGCCATTAACATCAAGTGTAGTAACTGCGGTATTTGTAAAAATACCCATTCTGTTATTGACTACATCAATTGCTAATGCAGGAGCCATTGAATTAGTCGATGTATTATATCTTAATTCAAAATTCTGTCCTGCTAACGAATTGTAAATGTAGGCAACATTATTTTTAGATAAAATTTGTATATCTGAACTAGTACCTATATGTATACCGCCAGTACTTTCAAATGATACTGTTCCAGTAGTGACCTGATAGATACCTTTTTTAATATAATCAGTTGGTACAAGTCCTGCTACTGCCAAGGCATTAGTTGCAGTTCCGTGAATCGGAAATCCAGGAGCTAAAGTAATTCCTCTTTTTAATGTAGTTGTTCCAAGAAAGGGAACACTTGGATTTAATGTAATATCAATGTCAGTGGCAGATGCAATAATAGTTTCATTACTATATAAATTTGCTACAATACAATCATTATTTGAAAAATCTTGTATTGTTTCAACTACCCAGCCAGATGCATTTGTAGTAGTGTTTCCAACAGAGACATAGTCTTTACCATCATACCAAAATAACTGTTTTTCAGCTGAATTAATCCATAGGTCGCCAGTGACAGAACCGCTTGGTTGACTAATAGAAACTACTGGTCCACCGACTGGTTTGAAAGAGGTAGTACTATATACTTTCATTCGGCCTTCAGCAGTATCAAACCATAGTTGACCTTGTACAGGGCTATCCGGTTCAATTAATCCTGCAAAATTTTCTAACATGTGAACAAAATTATTGTTAATTTCTTGTCCATATGCGTTTACATTCTTACCAATAAGTGTAATACTGGTAGACACTTTATCAAAACTTTGATCTGCTAATACTACTAAGGTTCTACCGTTAGTTAATGATATTGTATATGACATCTCTCTTACACCTTAATAATAAAATTCATAGAGGCAAACGGGCCTGCATTTCCACTAGTTCCGTTAACAGTACCTGTAATTAGCGTAGATGTAGTTCCTCCGTAACTGGCATTTTCTATAACACCTAAAGCTGATTGTCCTGCATCAGGTGTGGGTGCAACAATTCTATCATTTGCAGGTGAAAGACTACTAAAGAATCCATTGGTCATATCAACATAACCCATTGGAACTCGGCCTCGCATGTCAGGCAATTTAAACTGTCCAGATATTGATGTTTTTCCGTACTTGAATCCGATAGCTTGATATAATCTAGGATATGTAGTACTGCTTACAGTTGCACCGTCACAAAATAACCATTCGTTGCCGTACTCAGGGGGCAGGCTAAATCCTGCATAAGGAATTATTGTTCCAGCAGGAATTAAGTATTTGTAAATATCTGCTAAAAAATCTGCCTTAGTAATTTTTGCTAATTCTGGATTAGCAGATCCGGTTGCTGTAGTAAGCACCAATAAAGTTGCAGTAGTTTCTGCATAAGTTGCTGTAGATTGTGCAGATATAGCAGTTGTTCCAAGTACTGTAGTGAATGTATAAGTGTTAGGTACACCTTTATAAACAAAACCTGTACTTTGAACTTGCCCGTCAACTTTAAAAACACTACTATTAGTTAAACTATTTGCAGCGTTAGAAGTACCTTCTAAATTTGCCCATACTTTGTTAGCATAGATATTACGAAACCCTAGTGTGTCAGTGCCTATGTCGTATTTTGCATCAGTTAGAGGTGTAAGGATTGCAGTAACAGTTGTTGTGCTAGCTTGTCCAAGTGTAATACCTTTGACCATTGCAACACTATTATTAAATGTAGCTGTACTTGTAACATCAATAGTGTTTCCAAATACTGCTTTACCGTCTATTATAAGTGCCTGAGAGGCAGTTGTTTTAATTTCTACAATCCCATTGACTAATAAATTTCCGCCAATTTCTAGTGTTTGATTAGGTGCAGGAACCCTTCCAGCTGGCAAATTAATACCGAGACTTTTTTGATTACCGTCAATTACTACAACTTCATTGTTTTTACCGTCTGATGTTTTAAAAATTCTAAAAGCAAATCTGCCGCCATCAACAGAATTAATAAAAATATTTTTGTTAGAATCTTCTTTTTTAATAGAAAAACTAGGATCCGCTCCAATTAATAAGCCATCTCTAACTGTAAGAACAGCATTAATATTATTGTCAATATCGTTCCTTGCAAAACTATTTCCTGTAATGTAAGATCTAACTGGTGTAGTAACATACAAAGTTCTAGCACCATATGCTGTAGCATTTACTAAAGCATTATTATTAGAAGTTAAATTTAATCCAGCAAGGATATTATCAAACCCGTCAATTTTTTGTTGAGGTATAAAGGTATCATTACTAATAATTTCAATTACTTTATCATCAATGTAGTTTTTAATAATACTATGGAATTCTCCAAAGTTATCTTTAATAGTGTCAGGGTAACTACCAGTTTTCAATGTACTGCTATAACTAGGGCCCACTAAATTCCAATTAGTTCCGTCGTTAGTTAAAAATAACTGACCTTTTGCAGTGTCAACCCAAACATCTCCAGTTAACGCTCCGGTTGGTTTATCGGGTCCCGGTTGTTGCCAAACTCCATTAACGGGGCGCCATGCAATATCTCTAACCAATAACTTTTGATTATCGTTATTATACCATAATTGACCTTGTATAGGATTAGTAGGAGCGTCAGGACTAGCAAAGTTTTCTGCTAGATGTAAGAAATTGCCATTAATAGCTGCGGCATAGTTAGAAGCATTTTTACCTATAAAAGTTACATCTGCAACATTAGTAGTAAGGCCAGAAGAATTAGAGGGACTAGCGTCTTCAATTACAATATTGCCTAATTTATTTGGATCTGAATAGTTAATTGTTGTAGACATCTATTATGCTCCAGTTCCACTAATACTCTGAACTCTTACTGTATAATCAATTTGAATCATTCTGTTTAACGATTTTTGTACAGGATGAAAGATAACATGAGTTAATAACACTTCGTTGCCACTAATATCATACCCTTTTAAACCTAGTTCGTCAAAAACATATTTTCCATCTAGATTAGAACTGTTATCAAACGCATTCTGACCGCTAGGCTCGCCAAAGTCTAACAAACAACTAACTAGTAAATCACTATAGGTAGCTCCTAAAAGGTGTCTGCTTTCCATAAAATTTCTTGTAGGATCTAAATTAGTGGTTGATCTTGCATCGATTACTTTAGAATAAGTTTCATTATATAATGAGGCATTTTGACCAACAGTATTTGGAGTCAAATATGTGATAATACCTGTAGGATCAACACGACTTCCGCCATTACCAAATGACATTTTACTGACCCAACCGTATCCTTGATTGCCAATGCTGTTTACTAATGCCAAGCTAAAATTTTCATAATGAATAGCATTTCGTTTGTTAACAAAAACTTCATTGGTTTCGGGATCAAAGATCTTAATATGACCCTGTAATTTAACTCCTCCGGTATCGTGGAGGCCTGTATCTTCTACATTAGGGGTATTTGGTGGATTTACGGGCATGTTTGTGTTCTCATTATTTTCCATAGTAATATTTATCTGGCAGCGCAGATGGCCTTTCTAATAGGAATTTCACCTGTTCAGTTGTGTTCTCATGCATGTATTTGCTAGAAACTTCATGAACAGTACCAGTGTTAAGTGTGTCAAACCAGCTATCACTAATTCTTCTTACAACTTTAAGTTCTGAACCCACTGCTGGACTAAATCCAAGCACTAAAGTTCCTGTATTTGTTGCTGTAAATTCAGCAGATAGTATTGTATTACTAGAAATTCCTGTAGAATTAATCTCGTTAGAGTCATATGCAATAGTACCATCTGTGATAATGTATGTAGCAGTTGTAGGTTTGCGGAGTAACTTACCTCTGTAATATACATCTATTTGTTCATGTACTGGAATACTAGAATTAAATGTTAGCTGAGATAATTTCCAAGTTGTTGTACTGGAAATAACTTTAAACCTCTGAGTTTGATCACGATCACTAACAGTCATAGTCTGTGCAGTGCCTTGATCAATTACTGTGGTTCCGGCTGTATATGAACCAACTCCAGTACCTAGTGTTCCTCGTTTAATTGCAGATAATGTATTTCCCGTAATTTTATAGAACTCAATTCGTTCGCCGTTAATTAAAATAATCCCTGGTAAGTATTTTTCAGGATTTGGCGGAGTTAATACGGTCGAATCAGTTACTTGAATAGTTGTAGCTGTAGAAGTTAAAGGTTGTGCTAATGAAGTAGAAAAATCTTTACTTAATCTCTTATAATGAGTTCTTCCTAGATTGTCCATAAACATTCTATATCCAATAATTTCAGTACTCTGTACAACATCTACAACACTTGTTATTGTTAAGGTATCGGTACTAGCTAGTATTATATTATCGCTAATTTGAATGGTTGTATGGTCATTTAAAAGAACATAGTCAAGTTCTCTCATTAACGGGTTTCCGTTTAATTCTACCCACAAATACTCTGTATCAAGAGCTGGTCGACTTAGGGTAAAAGTATTTCCCGGATTTCCTGGGAATCTTTCCTTTCTAATTAAACTAGCATCATGATTACTAAATGTATAAACATTAACTGTACTAGTTATTGCTGTGTTTACTGAACTACTGAATATTAACTTGTTACCAGAAACAATGTAATCGTTTCCGATCAATATAGAAATTGCAACTACATCTCCAGAATTTAAAACACCGGGGACAAAATTAATCCTATTTTCAGATTGTATAAATTCAAAATCTTGAGCAAATTGTTTTGGTCTTCCATTAACATATACTTCAACTGTTCTTCTATCGGGATATCCGATAGGATAGTCGTAATTCCCATTAAACAAGAAACTTGTCTCATTGCCCATTACAGTATAATATTGTGTATCGGGTGGAGATAATCGTTTTCCGTCTTTTTCGACAATGACTTGATTATGATAAGGTTGTATATTAGTAGGAGGATAGTCTAAAGAAATAACAGTTTGTCCTACAATTGTACTAGTAGTCTGTCTCCTTACTTCGCTATAGGATTTTATAGCAGATGCAAATAACCAAATTTGTACTACATCCCCTACAGATAATGGAGTTGTAAATGTAATTATTCCGCGGCCTGCTGTGCCAGATTTAAGTTTTCCTGTAACAGTATAATGTGTAGTTAAAGTTTTCTTTATTCCGTTAACTGTTATATAAGAATCTCTAATATCAGATAACAATACAGATGTTTCAATCTTAGTGGTTGCAGTAGTTATTGTAATTGCTTTCTTTTCAATTAAATTAGTTCCGCCAACGCTAAGTACTCTAATTGATAACACACCTGAACTTAGAGAATAGCCAAAAACAATTTCATTAGTTGTATAATCAATAGTATAGTTAGATAACAATTGTCCGTTATATAAAACTTCTACATACTCAGAAGTTGGAGGAGTTGCTCCCATTGAATATCGAGTTTGCCCAGATTGAGTAATATACTTTCTAACAGTTGCCATTGCTGATCCTGTAGGTGGCATAGTATATACACTAATGCCTACAGTATCAGAGACTCGACCTGGTAAATTTTCTTCAGGGCCGTAACTATTCCAAGTTGATACTAGACTGTCACCGTCGATTACAATATCTTCTAAATCGTCTGGACCTGTTGGAATGGTACGGTCGTACCCGTATCCCAACGACTTGTCTGCTAAAGGATCGCCACCTGACAAATACATATCTAGATCTAGGTCGATTACATTTAACGAACCGTCACTAGTTTCAAGTCTAAAAGAAATAACATCAGTAGAACTAGATGTTGTAAAAATGTTAACTCTATTTTTTGTACCGTCAGGTATTACTAATCCGTTTACTAGTTGCAATACATTGGATAATGTATTTGTAACAGTAGAACCGTATAATCGAATATTATTTTTATATACAGTTAGGGTAGATGTGATCGCCGGAATGTACCCTAATGTAAACATTGTTGTAGACGCAGATCCAACTGTCTCGTATAACCCTTCTTCAGGAGAAAAGTCATCCCAATTATTAGTAGCAAACGGAGTAGAATCAAAACCAGTTGACGATTCTAATGGCAATGTATCAATTGTTACTCCGGGATACTCTAAACCTGCCATTAAAATAGTAGCAGTATTACCTGGCATATCTACTTCTGGTTGATAGAAATTTACAATTCTATCAACAGCATTAAACAAACTAATATCTTTTTCATATATTACTGTTACAACAGATTTAATGTTAGGAACTGTTGATAATGTAATACTACCATATTTCTTAGAGTATCCTGCAAATTTTTCAGTCCATGTTTTAACAGAATAACTGTCTGATAAAACTTTAATACCATCTAATTTTACAGTGATGTTATTCTTATCTGCATTAGGAGCCCAAGTTAATTTGTAGGTGTTTGTATAGCCGTCAGTTGTAAAATTATCTTCTGCTAAAACTGTATCAATTTCATTGTAACCTGAAACTCGATCAAACTTCATCTTAATTAGACTAGACCTAACCAATCCGTTTGTCATTCTAATACCCACTTTAGCAGGAGTTAAAGTTGTTGGGCCACCGCCTAATAGTGTTACTACAGGAGTAGCGGTGTACCCACTACCAGGTTTAGTAACAACAATTTTAGTTACTTTTCCTAGAGAAATATATGCAACCGCTTCGGCTCCTGAACCTTGATCTCCTGCTTGATTTGAAAATACAACAATTGGAGGAACTTCGTAACCAGAGCCCCCGTCATAGATTTCTATACTATCTAAGTGGAAAGCATAATTGTCAGACCAACTTTTCCAAGGATATGTGTTCAATAACGAAGAACCAAATGTAACTGGAACAAAATTATTAATTGCTGTACTAAATGTAGGAGGGCAATCGAAATCTGTTAATACAGCAGAAGTTACATCAGTAGCAGTATAATTAACAGAGAAATTTCTTACCTTTGTATGATAAGGTTTAGTTTCGTTAATATACGACTCGTAGTAAGTTTCGTTGTTTAGTTTGTATGTAGGTCGTTGATCTAATGATCCTGCATAATTTATAACAGAAATAAAACTAGTCTTAAATGCCCAGTCTAAGAATTTTTGTTCTGCAAATGCATATTTTATTAATCTAAAGAATAATAAATTAGAATAAACTTTTAAATTGTTTGAGAATATTACATCTAATCCATCTATAATATTTTCAACTTCAACACCTGGAATTTGATCATATAAAAGTTGATCATATCCTGCATTGTAATCAAAGCCTGTAGTAATTTTCCACAATTCGTCAGATATCTGTATAGTTCCTTTTTCTTGGTAGACTAGATCGTAGGAATTACTATAAGTTCCTATTGAATTATTAGTTTTTCTAATAATAATATATCTGCCATCGCCTGCATTTTTAATCTTAATATAATTACCTGCTGTTATATTTCGAACAGATGGCAATTGATAAGGAGACTCTAAAGTAATATACATGTCCTGAGCAGTGTTAAAATTAGTAGCAGACCAGTCTACATAAGTCCAATACATTTGAGTATTATAACTCTGAGTCTTAGCCCTAATATATTGATATGCCTGATAATCCCACTGGTATAAACTCCAGCGATTTGCTACAGTTTCATCAGCTAGTACTAGTACAGTAAAAGGTCTAACTTCAATGATAGGAGCAGTAATAAATCCGGTTCCTGGATTTTTAATTGTTGCTCGAACAATTTCTCCTAATCTGTTAACCGATGTAATAATTTCAGCACCTGTTCCAGTTCCGGTAATTGTTAATGTGGGGCCAGCCCATAATATTGGATTATTATCAATATCATATTCAACTGCAAATTGATTTCCATACCCAAATCCTGGATTTTCGATTACTACAGTATTAATTTTTCCGTTAGCTACAGATGCAGTTATTACACCTCTAGTTAATTTTCTAGTAGGAATAGTTGTATCTCGTGTTAATACATCTTCAGCTTGATAATCGTACAAACCAGTGCTTACAACAGGAAATTCTTCTTTCTTATTAAAAAAATCTAAATTTGTTGAATCAACAATATTCTGATCTTTTAAAACATAGTTAGCATATTCAACTAAAACTCGTAAAGCTGCAAGTCTATCTTTAAATATGCTCTGTCTTGGTCTAATCTTAACACCATACTTTAATCTATCAGGTAATGATGGATCGGGTATAATATTACCTAATACATCTCTGCCTAAAATACTATCTTTAACTTTCTTCTTTAGCATTGCATTAGGTACGCTATCTTTATTTCCTTCTTGCAATAATAACCATTCAGTATGTTTGTTAATAGTATTATCAATATCATCTATATCAATAGATAGATTGATATTAGCTCCCGATACATAAGGTTTAATATTTGTTAATATAATTGCATCTTCTGAAATAGGAGCAATAAACGGTAAACCTTGGGCACGAGGATTAGCAATAGAATTAGCTACACTGTTACTACTCAGTTTTCTATTACCTGTACTAGGAATTGTAATTTTATTCTTTACCCAATAATAATAAATGTTAGACATTGTATTTGTAATCGGATCCCATACTTGTTTAACACTCATAACTGAATTGTTAGGAAATTTAGGTTGGCCGCTAATTCCTTGAGAAAGACCCTCGTTAGTACCAGCAATAGAACTCCATTGGCTAGGCAAATATCTACTACCTACCCACTCGTATACATCAATGGTAGAACCCGGGAAAACAGTTGCCCAATTATTTTTTCTAAAATCTAATTCGCCTTGTTCATACCATACATATTTCACGCTGCCAAGATCCCACCATAGCTCTCCAACATGATCATCAATCCAGCTTGATGAAGAGTCAACAGTAGTTCCAGGCAAACCTATGCTATAAACAGCAGGATCAAATACTGTCTTGTATTTTAATTCGCTATCAGCAGTACCTGGAATTTTTCCTTTGATAGGATCTATAAACTGAAGATAGCTAACAATAGATTCTTGTTCAGTGTTAATTAGTTTAATAGATTTAATTTTAGAAATATCAACTAAGTCAGCCTCGTACCTTTTCTTATTCCATGTATCTAAAGAATAGTCAAACAGGAACATATTGCCAGTTTGACCAATATCAGTAGTTAAGCCTGGTGCTCCTACAAATATACAATTTGAAGAGGCAGCAATGCTTCGTCCATAAATTTGATTAGAAACTATTGAATTGTCAAACAACTCTTGTGAATAAAAATATCTATCAACAAGCCTTGTGAAAGTAAAGACAGATCCAGAATTTTTTACGGTAGTGAAGAAATTAACTGTACCAGAATCAAATGTAGTAGCTGATTCTCTTTCTTTGCTCTCAGGATCTAATACATATTGTATTGCACCACTTAGTGGTTTTGTATATGTGTCAAATGTTACATATGGACGATGATTAGATCCAACGCTGGCTATCACTAACGATTTATCGTCAGGTGTAAGACTCATAGTTGATCCAAAGTCAGATCCGTTATTAGAATAAGGATTTACAATAATTTGATTTAACAAATATGTTCCAGATTCATTTTTAGAAAATACAAAAACTTTTCCTGATTTGAATAGATTGTCTGAGCTCTTAGGTGCTGATACAAACAGATACTTTCCTGTCGAATCCATCAACACTTTAGAGGCAAATCCGTCAGCTTTTACTATATTTCCAGCCATGCCAGGCGAAGAAATTGTAATAAGTTGTGTGTTTACAAAAGTACCTGTATTAGTAGCGGCATATACATATACTGCACCTTCACCGTTTGCATATCCAGGTGCTGCTACAGCAATTGATGTACCATTAGATGAACCGGCTATGCTAGTACCAAATTTATCTCCCCATGTATCGGTTGTTACTGTATATGGTAATCGAACTTGAGAACTAGTAGAAATAGTTACAACATTGCTGGTACTTACTGTATATCTTGAATAGTGAACAGCTCCAGATTCGTTATCTTGGCCTGGACTGGCTACCATTAACAGCTTAGTACCTGTAGAAGATTCAGCAATAAATATCTCAGATCCAAATAATGCGCCTGTTTGTGGTTGAGGGCTAGATACAGCAAATTCCTGTAATGTTTCTGACCTAGCAATGTTTAGCTGATACATTTTTACCATACCTTGTTGGGTATATGTAGATGTTGTACCAGACACTGACACTGTGTTTAACTTGTCAGTTGAAGTTGTAAATTTAACATAGCTAGTTGTTGGAGCGCCTATTGCAATAAAATTATTTGTATCGTCTAATGCCAACGCAGCACCAAAACTAGGATTATCAGTTGAGTTATAGTAAGTTTGGTTACTAGAAATATTTAAAAGTATTCCGGCAGAATTAACAAGATTGTTAGTGCCTGTACTAGATTTATAATAGGCATATACTCTTCCATAAATTCCTGCTGAACTATTATAATATTCTGGGGCGCTAGAGACTACTTTAGTACCGGCATTATTTGTAACAACCTTAAAAGAAAATCGTTGATTAAATGTAATGCCAGATGTGCCAGGTGTATAGCTATCAGAAGTATAAGCATCTGTTTTTTCATATACTGCCCAGCGGCCTGTGCCGTCATCATCGACCCATACTTTTTCTCCAAATTGTAAACGATTAATACTGTCAAGATATGATATTGCATCAGGATTACTAAATCTAGAACTTACAAACTTAAACATCATACCAACTGCTGGAGAAAAAGGTGTGCTTAAAGTAGTTAATGTACTTGATATAACTAATTGATCTAACTCAGGAACAGCTAGTATCTGATGAACTCCGTCAAGTTGAGTATCAAATTGCTGTACACTAATTAAATCTCCTACAGATAATCCATGATAGTAATCAGTTGTAAGTGTTACATAATTTCCAGGTACACGAATAGATGCATCAACAACTCTAGTAGTTATACTAGTATATCTATAAACATCCCAATCTCCATTGTCTTTATAAGCAATCCAGACTACATCTCCGTCATTTAAACTTCCTGAAATATCTAGTAGGCTAGATTTGTTAAATGCAGTTCCTGTAACATCATCTATCCTAACATATCCAGCAACAGGTAATTGAAAAATATTGTCTGCGTAGATACTTGATGTAGTTGCAAAAGGTTTGTTGTCATAAGTAGTAGGCTTAATGACAACATCATTTTCAGTTTGGAATATATAAGTTTCGTTAGGATTAATAGGAGCAGATTCTACAAATTTTACAATTTGTGGATTTTCTTTAAACTTGCTTTCGTCTAAAGTGATTTCTATAGACTTGTCAGTAGTATATGATCCGTAATCTCCTATTCTAAATGCCCACTCTTCAAAATAGTCAACATAGCTACCAATATTTTGAGAGCTAGCCTTTCCTAATTTAGAAATTGTATTTCTAGTTCCCTTTTCTTTAATAAATCCTTGATAAAATTTATATTGACTTATAGGATTATTAAAGATGTTATCAAGATATGGTCGAGGAGTATACCCAACTAGATGTTGTGCTAGTTTTTGTTGACTAGAATCAAAGTTATCAATGTCAAGACTATAGAAATCTTCGAATTGATTAATTTTGTAATCAAAATTAGGTAGCAATTGAGATATAGGTTTTTCTCCTAATAATCTCCATTCATTGTAATCAAATGTGTCAATAGAATTAATAGTTTTAATTGCGGAATAGTAATTTCCAGCAAATCTAACAACAGCACCTGCTTGATAGATACTATTCTTTGCCCATTCAGTTATGTTAGCTTCGTCATACAAAAATCCCGGACTGAACAAATCTCCGTTCCAGTTAGCAGTCCTAAAACCATTTAGTTGAAGGCGACGCTGCCTGTAACCTGTTCCAACATCGTATATTGTATCGTTAAACAAACTATAATTGTTAAAAACAAGAGTGTGTTCTTTTTGTACACAATTAAATCTAATAAAGAAAATGCCGTCAGTTGTATTAGTAGTAGTAACTGTAATAACACCGTCTTGACGATTAACATTTAAAAATCGTTGATTTAAAGAAGTGCCGTCAGCTTTTGTAACACTGTATTCGTAAAATGCGCTACCTAAATTATCAATAGCTCCGTTATTATTTTTATATTTTACGCTATTTGCAAACGGACTTAGAGTAATAACAGTATTCTGTCCCCAACCTTGACTTGCCCAATATAAAAATTCTTTTCCGGTATATAACCAATTTAACACTTCTTCAAGATCTGGCTGGAACTCGTCGAATATAGCCCCTTGGCTTTCTAACCAGGCACCGTAGCCCATTATAATATTAAAAACTTCTTGTTCAGTTTTATAAGTTCTACCATAAGGAATTAGAGTTTCGGTAGTTGCAAATTTTGTAGGTTTAGATACTGTAATGCCGCCTACACTTGGAATACCTGGAAGTTGTTTAAAATATTTAAAGTTAAAAAAGCTGCCGCTGGTATGACTAACAACTACTCTGTAATATAGTTCATTATATTTTACAACTTGTCCAACTCTATAAAATTTATAGCCGTCATTAGAAGATACCGCAGTAGTTAGTTCAGCAGTACTTAAACCTGTATCATGAGAAGAACTAGGCTCCCATGTAACAAATTGTTCACTTTTGCCGCCAACAGTAAAATCTGGGTTCTTTGCAGATTCTTCAGGAAGAAGGCAGGTAAAGAATGGATAAGATTTGTCATACCCTCTTAATACATATCCAGCAAGCGTTCGTTGCACTATAATACCTGATATAGCTAACGATGAGACAGGAGTACTTTGATCTAAGAATATGTTATAATCTTCATTAGATAAAGCTGTTCCTGGATTTGCAGTTGCAGGATTAACTGAATCAATTACAATACTTAACTTATCTTTGCTGACAAACCCGCCAACTTTATGAGTTAGATTCATCGACAATTCTGATAGTTCTGATTTAATATCAGCTACATAAGTTCTACTTTTTTGGTTGCCTGTTTCAATTAACATTACAGAATAGCCTGCAGATCGTACAATGTTACCAGAGATAGTATCAGTATATAATAACAAATCAGACGGAGTTACAAAATCGTATGTAGGAGAATATACTACTTGACCAGCATTGTTAAGACTGACTCTACTTGTATCAAACAATAAGCTAGAGTATGTAGCAGGTTTAGCAAGTATTGCCATAATTTGAGCAACAAACGGCCAATAACTGCTTCTTCTCCATGCTGTTTCAACTGGGCCCCAATCGCCGAACTCCCAATTGTTAGAAATATCTTCATAATTTAAATTATGAACAATTTGTGATTTAGCTGGGTCTAGTAGGTTGCCGTTGCTATCTACAGGAATTATATCAAGCAAACCAGGTCTTGCATACTTAGGATCAATTTTTCTACCGTTAGGGTCTCTGATTAGACCTGCTTCAAGATCGTCCCACAATATAAGGTTACCAGATGTATACGGTGCAGGACCATAGATGGACTTCCACCATGAAGGCTCTATACTAAATCCTAACATTTCCCAAGGATGGGTATGTGGACGATCAGTGTCGTAAAAATATTTGTATATTGCTCTCTGATTTCCTAATAATGGGGCAGGACTAGTTAGCGAGCTACCAGATTTAAAATTCCAGGTTTTAGGATTGTCATTGTATAGATTATTATTTTCGTAATCAAATCCATAAAAATTATTCCATCTTAAAAACTCTGCTCTAATTAAATTAGTTATTTCCTGACGACCATACTCAGTCTTTCTAAATGCACCAGGAACAATGTCGTTAAAATCTAAGAGATTGGAATTATAATTAACTTTAATATTATTATAAATTCTTCGTTCTAGTTCTAATATAATATCGTCTCGGTAGTCATCAAATGCAACTATAATACTTCCGTCATGTCCTTGGATAACTTTTTGTGGAGTTGCATAAGTGTTATCTACAAAAATTTCTGGATAAAATTTTGGATACAATCCTAGCTTTGTTGGAGTCGGAGGAACAAAGGATCCATCTGTACTAGCATAATCATTTATAAGAAGGACATCTCCTTTAGTCAAAGGAGCTTTAATAATTACTGTCGAATCATAAGGATCAAAATAATAATCTCGTTCAACAAGTAATTGAGTTCGTATCCCGGTTGATACAGGAGTGTGATACACTAGTACTGATCTAGGATCAGTTTGTACTAATTGATATACACTGTTAATACCGTATGTTACATTTCTAGAATCAGTTACTGTAACTTGTCTAGAAGTTACATCGTTACCGTAAGGTAACATATCTGCATACGCATACGCAGATGAAGCATCTCTAGCAATGTTCATATTGTGTAGTGCTAAGTCAACTGAAGTTATAGTATCATAATTGCCTTTTAAATTTGTAACTTGTTCTAAGAATCGTAATTTAAATTGATTATATTGTAAACATACTTGATTAACTGCATTAATAATATTGTGTTCTTTATCAGCAATAAAATATCCAGCCATTGATAGCGGGTTTTTATTTCTAACTAGCCTACTACCGTATCTAGAAAGATTAACAATGTCTCTAGAATTATTTTTTCCTAAAAATTTTCCTACAAAATCTGGATGGCTATCTGCCATAGACTTAGCATGGTCTGTTAATTCAGATAATGTAAATTCTTCAATTGGTCCGTTAAGTGGATTGTTAGACCAGCCAATAGAAATATCATAATATCCGGTTTCGCTCGGAACAACATTTCCATAAACTTTAATCAAAACAGTGTCTTGTGCTTTTAATTGGTTTATAAAAGATACAAAATATCTCGAACCTTGTGCATATAAAGTATAATCAGTTTCTAAAAATACTTTGTTATTATTTAGAAATACTTCTATTTTAACATCTTGATAAGCTGGGTTATTAATAGATGTAATTTCAACCTGTGAAGTGTTATTCTGAATTACTTCATATTGTAAAATAGGAACTGTATAATGAGGAGATTCTTCCCAAACATTAATGTAGAAATTAGTTTCAGCTGAAATATTTTTTCTAATAAACCCTTTGCTTATTGGCAAATAATAAGTTGTATCAAAGTCTACAACCCTACTTAAATCTGTTACAAAATAATTCTCAAACAAATAAAATGCTTGGTCTGCAATATTTTTATATTTTAAAGGAAATCCAAGTATAGAATCATTACTTCCTGTTCCTATAGAATATCCAAATACTTTTGAACCTAAGAAATAACTTTGATAATATGTACTATCACCGTAGCTATGTTCGTCTTTATCGAATATGTCAAATAACGGAGCTTGATTATATACTTCTTTCTGTTGCCCAAATTGCCAGGTTGTACCGTTAAACCACCAATTGGTTCCAGCATTATCAACACCTTTAGTAACAATAATAGAAGCTCCAATAAACGGTGGCGAATCACTTGCTTCTTCTAATGCAATTTTTAAAATTCCGTCGATTCTTACAAAATTTACAACAAAAATTTTAGAGTTTACATACGGATCAGTATCTGATGTAAACACAATCCTATCGCCCTGTGTTATTTCTATACCATTAACATAATATCCTAATTGGCCTTCAATATCAGAAAATGCATCTGTGGTAATTGTATCAATGTGTTGAACATTGGTAATGGCAGCAGATCCAAAGTTAAACAGCTGAAGGTTAGGTTCAAATTCAACAATAGGGCGTTTACCTCTGTTTTCAACAGGTAGTACAGGAGGTCTATTATTATATCCTGCCGATGCAATAATTACATCTTCATGAAACCATCTATTGTATCTTGACCACGGATTGCGATCAATACTGGCACGATTAATAGTAATGTACTCAGGTATTAATGGAGTATTTTTAAATGTATCAAATCCGTAATCATCAAACCCAGTTCCATCAAAATTTTCATCTAATACACTAACAAATTTTTCAGGAGTTTCTAAAGTTGCAACATCAATTAGTTTAATTTTGTCTCCAACACCTTCAACAAAAAATTCTTTGTCAGCATAAGTATCTGGAAAAACATTACCAGCAAAAGTAATTCGTAGACCATTAGTGAATACAACTCCGTTACCAGAAGTGTAAGTTTTTTTGCCTATAATATTTGCATCAACATCTATTTTACTATCGTCAACTAATGATTTAATTAGAATCTCGCCGCCATTGATAACAGAGTCTTCTGCTACATAAAATAAATTAGCAGGAGTGTTCTCATCTACTTTAAAAATTATCTTACCATTACTAATTCCGTTAGTATCAACACCTCGATATTGTCCTTCAGTTCCTGCAATTCGAACATTCTTAAACCAAAATTTCTTAGAAGATTGAATATTAAAAATATAGGTAACACCTCTATATAGTGTTAGTAAGGGATTTTGTGTTAATCCGTCAGGAGTAAAAATAAAATATTGACCGTCTTCGCTATCGCTAACAGTATAGGTACTAACTGACAAATTATTTTCACCGGCTACTGATACTACATCAGGTCCGTTAGGCATCCAGTAGTATTGATCAAAATTAACAAATTTATCCCAGTCAATATGAGGATTGTAAGAATACAATTGAGGATCAACAAGTCTGTCTAATTTTTTAACAGACGCTCCTTGAAATTCTAATTGATTAATTAAATCGTCATAATTTAAAACTTTTGAAATACTTAAATTTTTATCTTTAACTACCAATGCAGGTGCTACCTGATATGCATTTCTTAATTTAGAATTAGAGGTAATATAGTTGTCTTTGGCAGGATTATAAGTAGGGGTAGCTCTACTACCGACCCATCCATTAAGTCTTTCTAATTGGGCAGGTTGAATAAACTGATCTAATGTTCCTGCTAAAAATTTAGCATTTTTATCAGTTCTAAAAAGAGCAGGTAATAAATCAACTGACCTTCTAGTAGTTCCTGGACTACTAATATCGACTACTTGAGAAATGCTATTTGCCATTAGGCTGCTCCTACTGAACTGTTAATAATTGTTGAAGTTGTTTTAATTTGACTAGAAGTAATAGTATCAATTACTTCAATATCAGATGCGGTAACACCGCTTACAAAGATTTCATTTTGTTGGCATGCAATTTCATATAAGCTACCAAAAGGTACATCTGCTTTAGGTACTAAAATAAAGTTTGTTATATCAGGAGACATTATGTTCATAACATAAGTAGACAGTTCACTAAAATAAAATGATTGTCCGAAGTCCCAATTATCTAAACTAAAGAATTCATTGATTGCTGCTAAAATCCTAGATTTAATATCGTTATCAGATATAGACCTTGCTGAATTTCTAACTGCTTTAAATGTTGCTTGTAAATTTTTATTAGCATTTGTTCCAAATAAAACTTTATAGATTGCAGGTTGATAAACGATTGAATCGCTAATCGCTTTTATTGGCTCCAATGCTGAACTATAATTAGTTTCAAGACTAGAACTAGTAGGAGGTAGAGGAGCTGTGCCAGTTCCAGAAGATAACCACGCTCTAAAAGAAGTATCATACGATGCTGATAAAATAAAAACATCAATTAAATTAGTTTTGCTAGGATCTAATCGTTTACTATCTCCGCTATTATGTACATAATGGAATTTAAGAGAATGCCTTCCAGGTTTAGCATAGTAACTAGGCTCTAATGTAAAAGGCGTTGAAGTAGCTGTAGAATAACTAGCAACATAGTCAAGACCGTAATCATAAAAATAATAAAGTTGGCCTTCTATTTTCATCTCTGAAGGAATATTATCAGGAATTGGATATGCTAAGAAATTAGATGAATCGACTAGACTATAAGTTAATTCATCTGCACTAGTTTTAAAATATACAAACTTATCTTTATAAGTTGTATATGAACTAGTAGAATTAGAAATTACAATTTCTTCAAAACTGTCAGGATTATCAATTTGTCCGTCATCTTGTGCATCAAAAAATGATACTTTAACTTTTTTAGGTTCGATGTATCCATCTGCTTCGACAATATTTCCATTGACTTGCCAGTGATAATCTTTTCCTAAACTATAAAAAGAAGATGTAGAAACTGTGTTTATTCCTAGAACAGAAATTTTATCTTTAACTACTGTATTTGTAACAAAATCATAATTCTTATCAGTTCCATCATAGAAGAACGCAGTCTCAGCTTTACTTTCAAATATGTAATCAGAAGTCCTATACACTACTTCATACCCAGTACCGTTCCATAAAAATGCAAACATCCAGCCTGTATCTCTATTAGAATTAGATACATCTTTTTGGTACACTAGTGTAAAAGGATCTGCTGTGTTTAGATTAGTATCGTTAATAATATACCAAGAACGAGTGTCTGCAGAAAAAGCAATACCAAAGTTTCTTGTAGCTAGGCACAAGTTAATAATTTCGTTTTGTAAAGAATAACTAAAAACTGTACTAAAATTAGGAATAACAGAGTTAGCTACTGCATCAGTTGGAACATATCCTGTAGTTACAATAGGACCGGTTCCGTTTGCTAAAGCGCCGGCTCCGGCATTTGCGCCGTCACCTATAACTAATGCAATCTTACTCCACATATATTTTGAAGTAGTAGAGTCAGCATTAGCTACAGGAATTCGTTTTCCGTTCTTAGCAAACACATATCCATCGCCAGGAAGATATTTTACTAACGCACCTGTGTCAACATACGATAGATTATTACCACTAAAAAATCCTGTTTGCAAAGGAGTTCCTAAAATTCTATCTTTAAAATAACCAGTAGATTGATTTGTAGTGCTAGTTAATTGTTGCCACAATGCACTTTGAGATTGCAAATCTGGTCTTGGATAGTTATCAAAGTAAAAATCTCTCAGCATATCAGATTCAACAATTGGAATTATTTGATTTTGAATCACAGAATATATGTCGTTCCTATTATTGAAACTAAACTCAATTGTTGATTGTTTTACATCTTTGTACAGAGCACCGTCATTACCGTATATATTTGTTGTAGAATACTTTCCGCTTACATCACTAAGCTCAAAATACTTACTAATGCCGCTGCTAATTCTATTAACGCTTTTAACTTTAAGAATATCGGTACCAGCCGTTAACGGAGCAATATTATAGTCTTCAGCAGTAATCATACGGTTTTGTGTATAATATGCTTGAGGAGCTTTTAATTTAATAGTGTCATTAGTCTCAGGAGCAGAAGAATTGTTTACTGTATATTGCAAACTTAAAGTAAAAGTGATAGTGTTTCGTTGACCACTCTTATTAAAATAAGGTATCTGAATTTGAATACCATTCATCTGATCAGGTTTAATGGAATACTGTAAACCGTTACTTTGTCTATAGAATAATTTAAAATTACCTTTAGGTAGGTTTCCAAAGGCGCCGTCGGCAAATGCTAAGTCAATTTGATCTTGATCTCGAGATGTTACTGCATAGATGTTCCTTTTAGAAATATCTAAACTGTTATAAATGATGTTGTTTCCAGTAATGTTTGAAACTTTAGTCCACTCTGTGCCATAATTTCCATTACCGTCAAGTTGCCATAACCATACATCAGTGTCATTGATATTTGCAATGTCGATGCCTACTACTTCGTTAGCAACTGGAGTATCTACACTAAACGAACTAACTCCTAAAGTACCTTGACGGAAATGTACAAAAAATCCAGTATTTGCACTAGCACTTCCTCTAGAATCATTTCTAAATATAAAACTAAAATTAGAACCTGGCAAAGGAGTAGATTCTTTTATATAACTCGATTCAGCAAATGTACTGCTAACAATTTCAAATTCCATAGCTATGCCGCTGACGGATTTTGAAAATGTAAACAACGGTACATCTGTTATAGCTGAATTAATTTTATATTGTTCAGTTGGAATACCGCTGATAGATTTTCTATCGTATGGTTTTCCAAAAGTAACATCAGCTGGCATGGCATTGTTAATTACAGTTAAAAATTGTTGATACCAATTATTATTGCTTGGGTCATTCCAAGCAATAGGAGTGTTTGATAGATTAACACCATTAGCGTCTGTAATATTCTCTGTGGTGCTAATGCTGGTAATTTTTAAAAATCCGTTAGCAGGAGTATTTCTTTTTGGATTGTAATTTATTAGCTGGGCAAGTCTTAAAATACTTTCTCGGCGTTGTGCTGTTTCTAGAAAATTTTCTCGGGCATTTAAATCGACACGGAAACTTAGATTTTGTCCCAGGTAGGCAATAAGGTCGATTAACGCAACATACTCGCTAGAATCAATGTAGTCGTTAAAATCTTCGGGGTAATTTTCACGAAGGTATGTGATCATAGTACGACGAAGTGTTTCAAAGTCGTACGATTTAAAATCTGAATTATTAAAAGACTGGTATATCTTTTTCCAGTCTTCTGCAACAAGAAGTTTATTATTTGTCGATGGAATCATATGCTAATTGCCCAATTATAGCATATTTATAGCTAACATAAACCTGGTATATTATTAGCCCATTAGGCCAACTTCACGATCAAATGCCAGTCTTATCTGGTCACTGACATCAGTTCCAGAATAGGTTAGTGTTAGCTCTAAATAAAAGCCGTAATCTTGTTCTATGATGTTAACTTGGGTAGGAATTACCCTAGGTTCTCTAGACAAAATCTTATCAATATCGTCAGCAATTTGTTGTTTTATCGATGGCGTTAGCGGTTCGTACAGCAAATCCCAAATAATAGTACCAAAAGTTGGATTCATTACTCGTTCGCCTTTTCGTGTATTAAATTGATTTAACAGATCTTGCTTAACTAATTCATAGTCGTATATCTTAGTAGTAAAAGACGATTCGTCAACCGTGCTGAATCCTTTGTAAAACTGGCTACTCTTTACTGTAGTCTGTGCTTTGATATTATTTGATTTAACAACGATATTTTTATAGGCCATAATACTATTTACCCGCCGCCGTATCTAACTGGATTACCACTACCGTCTGTAATTGGGTTACCGCCACTGTCAGTTACACCTCCTCCAGAATCTGGAACTTTTAACAATTGTGTTCTAACATAATTTAATTGATCTCTTACTTTTGAAGCTGCATCGGCTTTAGTAACATATCCTTTCTTATCTTTATCTAAGGGATTTTGTGCATACGCTTTTTCGCCTGCAGTGAATAAAATATAATCTAGTGGTTTACCAACTGCCCTAGGCCATAAAATCTGCATGTATAGGTCTTCAAGCGAGGGGGCTGCAATCTTTGATACCGGTCCAGCTTTAAAGTACTTTAATACCCAATCCATTTGTTCTGTTCTACTCATAGCAGCAAGGGCATCAGTTGTTGTTCCTAACGCAATTGCAGTAGGTCTAATAAACTGTATTAATCCAGTAGCGCCAATACTGTTTCGTAGAGCAGGATTAAATGTTCTTCCAGTTTCAAAGGCCATGCAGCATAATAAGTCAATATGTGAACATCCTAGCGAGGCAGCAACTGATTTAACTTTTTTAATGAACTCAACATCTTGTGTCCAATCAGATGGTGTATCTCCCCTATTAAGATTAGGTGGTGGATCCTGTGTAGTGCCTGGAGTCGGTGGAGTATTAGGATCTTTAGAACCTGTCTTAGTAGGTACAGCCTTACCTATATCAGTCTGAGAAGGAGTAAACTGTCCAGGATTTAAACTTTCGTGGTGGTCCCAGGGTTCGTGAGTTGGAACCCGTTTCATAATTGATTCTATGTCTGCTGCTTTGTAGAACTGTCCGTTTTCCCAGCCTGCATCTTTAGCTCGATTAGGCAATAAGAATAAAGGTAATGCTTCTGGAATTTCAGCTGCCGCTGCCGCTGTAGCAGATGTTGCTGCTGGTCCGTTCATATGTATTTCTGTAGCAGTTTCAATATATTTGTCACCCGAAAGAACATTAAAAGTTCCTGCAGAAGTTTGATGCATTGCATTACCAGTACGAATGTGCATAGCGCCTATTGAAGTAGTATACATCTTGCCGCCGGCAGCAATGTGGCCGTCTTCGCCAACTGTTAATTTGAGATCTTTTCCAACACTATGGTCGTAATATTCAGAAAAAGTTATCATTCCAGACTGTTGTACAAGTAAAGTATAGTCACCAGTGACATCCATTTGGTAAGACCCGTTTACTTTAAAGTTCATATCTCTACCAGCTTCTAAATTAATATCTCTACCTGCTTTAAAGTTAAAATCATTTTCTGTATGAATACTAACACTGTCTTCTGCATATATATCAATTTTTCCGTTGCTAGTTAATTCAATCCAGGCAGTACCTTTACTGTTTCCTATGTAAATTAAGTCACTACTATTATGCATTAAAATCTGATGGCCTGTTCTTGTGCGAATCCTAACAAGCTCGTTTTGGCCTTCTTTGTCACCGTCGTCCATTACAAAAGAAGAACCGCCTAATCTAGTTACAGGTATAGGACCAGTTTTATCATTAGTGTATCCCACTTGCCTCTTTTTTCCATTAGGACCATTATCTAAAGGTCCAGGAGTAGATATACCAAATACGCTACTAGGAACTTCTCGTCGTGCGCCAGAGCTTGTAACACCCCGAACTTTATCTAGTAACAAGCCCTGAGCCAATAATCTATCAGCAAATGGGTGTACAGGTTTGTTAAATTCGTTTACTAATCGTATACTTTGTCCGCCTGTACCGTTAGTATCTTTTCTCGTGGATTTATTGAATTCGCCGACAGGCAAGTAACGGGTGCCGTACTTCCTTTCCTGGGAAGGATCTATTGCTACATTCTTACTAGCAGCAATGCCTGGTATCATATGATTTTGAAATCTATCAGGTACGCAACCAAACCAGAATCCGGAATTAGGATCTCCGTCGATAAAGATAACCATAACAGTTGCACCAATATCTGGAGGCACCGCCCAAAATCCGTAGCTTTGTTGGGAGTCTTGAAATTTTGCAGAGTTAGTGCCTTCGAACTCAATTGAGGTAGTTCCTGCAAATGGAGACACATAGTTAACAACAAAAGTTTGACTTTGTAGATCCGTTGTGCCTTGGGCAGCTTGTATTAGACTAACTTCTAAAGCACCCATATATGTAGGGTCAAGGTGATTAGTAACAATCCCTAGCCATGGCCCGGGAGATGGTAATTTTGTATTACTTTTTCCGTATATGCCCTTGGCTTGTCTGGATAAATCTGGCATTATGCACCTCCCCAACTATTGTCATATATCGGTTCTGGCTCTGCTGGTCCTGTTGCTCCAGAAGACGAACTAGCAGGACCAGTTTGTGTAAACTGTTGTATTGGACCGCCAATTAAGTTTGGATCACTAGCTATAGGGTAGCCAGAAACATAGTCAATAGCGGCTGCAGATGCAGCCGCTATATCAGCTGCCGACGATATATTAGGATTTACTATTTGTTGTTGTCCGGCGTTAATCCTTTCTAACTGTGCTTGAATGTGTGGGTTAAGTGATGCTAGTTGAGCAGCATCGTATTGTTGTTGAAAATCTGGAGGTAGGGTACTTTGACCATTGCTGTCTAGCCAGCCGTTTTGTGTTGCATTTGTTAGCATATATTCTTGTAAACTTCTTGCTGGTTTATAGTTAGGATCTAAAAAGGTTACTTCTCCGTCAGGGCCTGTAGGAATAGCTGCATCAGATTGCCATCCTAATACATTTACTGCATAGTCACGCATTAGTTGTCTAGCATTTTCATTAGGCAGTGCTGCTACACCAGTTTTAGGGAGATAATCCATTCCGGCATATTCAATAGCAAAATATTGTCTATCGTGTGCTTGATTTTCAAAGAATGAATGAGCTGCATAATCCCAAGAAGGATCTCTAGCAACTTTTCCGCCGCCGCCTGGTCCTGCAACAAACGGTCCGACTACTACATTTCCACCGCCTCCTTCAACACCTCCTCCTCCGCCTGTGCCTCCGCCTCCGGGAGTAGAGTTCCATGCTGGAGTTTTTGGTTTTTTATAACCAGAAGCAACTAGATTGTTTAGCTTGGCAATACCCGGATCAAGGCTTGCTGGACTACCTACAACTGCTTTAGGTAATTTACTCTTAACAGAAGGACTTAAAACACTAGCGGCTAAGGCGGCCATTAATGATTTTTCTTCTGCAGGACTTAGAGGTTGATCAGGTAAGTCTGCTCTTGGCGCTACTGCTCTTGGTTCAGTTGCTGGTAAGTTTTGTAAAGTATCGGCGGTTAATCCTCCAAGAATAATACCTTGCTCTTTTACTGCTGCAAGATTTACATTCTTAGGAATGGACTTTGTAATTTCTTCTATTTGATTAAACACTTTACTGTCTAAGTTAGACACTCCACTTAGTTGGGCTGAGGAAAATCCTAGTTTAGCCATGGCCGAGGTTGCATTAATTTCAGATACTCCTGGAAGATTAACTCCAAATACACTAGCATTTCTTAATGCTTGATCTACAGGAATTCCCTTTGACATTGCATCTGCAATAACAGCAGATTTTTGATTAGCAGTTAATCCTGTAGGATCTGTTGAAAATAGTTTATCTATTTTGTCTGCTGCTGGTCCAATAAACCCTGAATCACTGGCTCCTACAACTTTAGTTATATCTAGATTATTAGCCAAGGCAGTTAATGATTCTGGATTAACAGGTGCACCTGTATATACACTAGCATTTGCTAGTGCTTTGTTAACATCTAATCCTCGTTCAATTGCATCTCTTGTGATAGCTGTTGTTCTTTCTGCAGATAGCACTCCTGGATTGACCCCTATATTAGAAGCTTCTGAAGTTAGTTTACTTGCTAGCGAAGTGAGTTGACCAGAGAAAGGATTATTAAGATTTTCAGTTGCGCCTCCAACTGTAAATTTATTTGCCACGGCAGACAGTCCTCCAGTAACATTTGATATATTTGCCAAAGCGGCAGTATTTGCTCTTAGACCTGCAGATAAAGCGTTTATTGCAGGAAGAGCACTGCCTATATTAATTGCACCACCAGGACCAGCAACTTGATTTAATAAATTAACTCCTTGAGATACTATACCATTTACTTGAGAAAGTGCTCCACTAACTCCTGCGATTGAAGTACCTGCAATATTCAGTAACTGTCCCGGTAACCCGTTTGTAGGTAACCCTTTATTAATTAAATTAAGTAGATTAATATCATTTGCTTTAGCTCCGTATTTTTGAATATCGGGCCTTGCAGTATCAGTTGTTATGCTATTATCAGAATCTGGCTTCTCGTTAAAAGCTTCTGAAAATTTTTCTTTCTCGTTTGATCCTGCATCTATTTGCCCTTGATAACGGAGTAGCTTAATGTTTTGCTTAAACACTCCGTCTCTAAATGTACTATGGCATTTAAGTACTTGATATAGTCCGCTAAATGGTGCTAAATCTTTAAATTTTAAAAGGCCGTAAGTTGGGCTGTTAGGATCTGAATCTATGTCGATTGGATTTCTAAAATTTAATTTTACAATGACAGGACCTTGAGTAAAGTTTGCTTCACCGTCAGCAGTAGTAGCAGAATCTTTAGTTTTAGCAAGGTAATTGCTCATTCCGCTAGTACATAAAAAGAACGGATCTCCTAGTAGCTCTAGGTCTCCTGATATCATATTAACACTTTCTAAAATTGCTTGGTGTGCGTTATATGAAATTTGATAGTACGGATCAGTCCTGCCTGGACTTGCTCGACCTGCCTGACTGCTAGCTTCCGGTATAACTACTGACGGGCTTGCTTCAGTATCTTGACTCGATGCTTCTGCGGCTGCATTAGGAGATCTAGTAACTTCAACACCGCCCGATGGTGCGGCAGCATTTACTTTTTCGCTAGTAGGTTTATTGCCCATGTTTGGGTTTGCAGCCTGAAAAAATAAATTATTAAAATTTAATTTAAAATTTATAATATCAATATTCTTTCCGCCATAGAGATAATCGTATGATCTTTTAACAAATGCTTTTAGTCTTGCTGGATCAAATCTATTAAATTGTTGATCGGGTAATTTACTAAAATGTACCTTATAAGGTGTTATAATGTATTGAAACTCATATAATTGTTTATTAGTTGACGAGTCTACTTTAAGAGGAATGGTATTAACAGTTACCTGAAAATAATCAATCATTCCGTCACCAGACTTAGCTTCTTTATCTAAGTTTTCTAACACACTTTTCATGTAGTGACTATCACGAATAACTGCTGTGATGATATCAAGTATATCTGACCCTGCCGCAAATTGTATTGAATTTTCTGAAGGATTATACGATGCATTAGGTTTTGTTTCCTTATCTTTTAGAGGAGGAAATTTATAAACGGTATTTTCTTTTAGCACTTCATTTATTTTAGCTAAACCAATTTTACTAATTATATTTTCATCTAATTTTAATGCTTCTCCAGCATCCGGCTCTTTAGGAAAGAAAACAGTATAACGATCTCTATCTCGTTTTTTACCTGTAGCATTTTCTGCTTTATCAGCTTCACCTTCATTAAGGCCGTCAAACAAATCCTTAATAACTTTTTGTACAGTATTACCTGTCATCTGTCGTTGAGCAGTTAATTTGTTAGCGTTACTATACGCAGTTTCATTTACTGGAATACCTGTACATCTGTATCGAGTACCCTGTTCGGTTACTTCAATTTCAGCGCCGGTTAATTTAATGATAACATACTTGTCTGCTGGTATCTTTTGAGGTGTGGCAGATGGACCAGAATCGCTATCAGCATATCCCCAAAATTCAATTTTTAACAAGAATGAAGCATTAATATATCCAGGCCATCCTGCTGCTCTTGCGGCAACATGTAAAGCTTCAATAAATCCGTTAATGCTAAAGGGTTCATAAATTTCAAATTTAACTTTAGTTCCTAGAGCAGCTCCTGTTTGCTCGTTAGGAGCAATAATAGTATCTAATTCAACATTATCAATAAACAAATCAAAAGCGCCGGGACTTTCTTTATTGAATGCGTCCACTTCTGCTTTTTTCTTTGCGGTGTCGTCTTCAGCTTGCTCACTAGAAGACGACTGTGTCGGAATAACTGCTGACGACTTTAAGGCATTAACTCCTTTTCCAGCAGACCTAGCAATTACAAAAGGTAATTTTTTATTTCTGTAAGATTCAGGATTTTTTAAATTAGCAGGTGTAACTGCTGCCAGTGTGAAGTTATAGGTAATAGACCTATACCCGTTTAAAATATTTGCTGTATCACCTGCTGCCATATTATATGCCTAACTCGTTTTGGATAGTGGTTAAATTTGGAATGTAAATTCGTTGCCCTGCTAGCATATCGTATACTGGATCTTTAAGGACTGATCTATTTCGTACTGCGAATACCCACCATAGTCCTGGATCTCCATATAAATCGTATGCCAGTAAATCTGGCCGCATAGAATATTGTTGGGTTACTATGTACAATACATCATCTGAATTAGCAGGTATATCTCTTAGATTTAATGTATCTAAGTAGCCATAGCTAAACGATGTTGTATAATAAGGACTTGTTTTTGAATAATTTGTAGACATTATAAGTATCCTGCTCCTCTTAGTGATCCTTTTAGGAATCCGTCGACAGAGAATTTTCTAATTTCATCTCGACTATACATTGGTATCAATGTAAAGGATATAGTCGATACTGTAGGTACCATAGAATTACCAAACGGCGATCCTTTAACTGAAATATAGTCAACTCCTTCAGGTAAATCAAATTTAAAGTTAGTAACTGAGACAGGGGCGTTTGAAATGACCATATCGCCGTATCCGTCAAGTCTGCATACAGGTGGTGCTGAACCTGCATACTGATCAGAACCAAACCTCATCTTTGTTAACATCCTGCCAAGGTGTACCGCTGACAGCCAAATTTTTGCCTCTGTTTCGTTTTGTACAGTAAACTTACCACTTAGGCTAATTTGACCAACAGCACTATTTTTAAAAAAGTATTGTGTGTAGTTAGAATGAGTAGGGTTTACATTTCCATAAGAAGCACTAGTATCATAACTTAAGGTAGGTGTGTAAGGGAATAAAATTCCGCCATTATTTCTTAACGGTTCTGTTAAAGCACTTTTTAAATATAAATCAGGAATCCGTAAGATAACTCTCATATCATTTGAACCTGACCACCTTGCCGAAGTTCTATCAGGAGTACCTCCTCCTCTATTAGGGCCAGTAGATACTACTTCGCTACCGTCGTTTGAAGGGTCAGGACCGTTACCATCTCCAGGATTTCCAAAGTCGGGATTTGGATTTGTAGGATCTTCTTCTTGATCAGACGAGTATCCTGTTTCGTCATATGCTGCTTGGGCGTCGTCAACTACCCCCTGAGCGTCATCAACATCTGATGCAGCAATAGCTGCTTCTTCGTTAGCAGCTTCTAACTCTGATTGAGCATCATCAACTGCTTGCTGAGCATCACTTTCTTCTGCGGTAGCAGTTAGTACTTCGTCAATGGCTGCATCTAGTTCTGCTTGTGCTGCTTCTATTTCTTCTATTGTAGAATTTGGGTCATTTTCTAAAGCATCTAATGCTTCTTGTTTTTCTTCTACTGCTGTTTCTGCGTCAGACAGAGCAATTTGCTTTGTTACTAACTCTGATTGTTTTTCATCAAGTGCTAATTGAGCATCAACTACTCTTTCTTGTGCATCTGCGGATGCTTGTTGTTTAGCAACTAAATCAGCCTTTGCGGCATCAAGCTCGGCTTTGGCAGCTTCTCTTCGAGCAGACGGATCTGATGCTGGATCCCCATCTGTTGCAGGACTTGAACTTGTATTACCGTCGGTATCTGTTGCAAGAGTAGAACCGTCATCAAATGTTTGCAAAGTAGAACCGTCATCAAATGTTTGAATTGTTGTATTTCCGTCTGTAAGAGATCGATTTGTTTCTATTGGATCAGAATTAATATTATTTTCTACTATTCCTTGTTGATCTTCTGCAAGTGTATTATACTCAAAATTTTGTTCATTGGTGAACACTTCAGCCCTTGGTGGAAGATCGGAGGCGCCTACTTTATTATTAAGATAAGAAACATGACTTTCCGAATCAGCAATATTAGCTTGAGTGTTTTCAATCCTAGCGGTTAGTGTATCAGTTTTAGATTGTATTGCGGCTATTTCACTTTCACTTGCTCCGCTAGCTTTAGCGGCTGCTAATTGCTCCTGATATTCAACTAATCTTGATTGTCTGTCGGCTAGCTTAGATTTTTGGTCATCTAAATATCTTTTTTCGCTTTGCAGCTCCGTATTGACTGTGAATATATTAGTATTGACTTTAGTCATTGGGCTATTAACTAAATTAATATCTAGTCCGCTAGCATTAGACAAGGTTGGCGCAGTTGCCGTTCCAAATTTAGGAATTGGCATATTATTAGCTGCGCGAAATGCATCATACTCTTCGTCAGTTACTTCTCGTGTTACACCGTTTTCTATAATGAATGGCATGTTCTTAATATTCCTTATAGCTTATTTAACCGGGTAAATATATGCTCATTTAATCGGTTGACACAGATAATACAAAAATGTTACACTGTTTAATAAAGGAGACCACGACAGATGGCCACAACTATTTCCCCAACCGGGCGCAAAGTTCGGTACTTGAATAACAAGGACTTACTAGCAGAAATCCACAAATCAAAAAATACTTTTTCTAGTTTTGCCAAGCCAGAATACAGTCAACATGATGTTATTTTAACAAATTTAGACAAAGTCAATATTCGAACTATTGCAGAAGCAAAAAGAAATCGTGCAAAAAGAATAGGCTTAGAAGCATTTGTAGCAGCTAGACTATCAGGCGATAAGAAGATTAAACTAGCGGAGTGTACTCCAGACTACACTACAGTTGCTAAAACAGATGTTGTTATCCGTATTATGACATTTGATCATATTCCACTTGCTCCGGGTCGTAAAAAGACTGTAAAGAGCACCGCAGACGGACATGATAAAGTAAACTTTCCTCCGTTCCAGCATTGGAAATTTAACGAGGAAGATGAACTAATTTGCGTAGGTAAGAGTCATTGGAAAGGTCCGTTAGATACAGGTCATTTCAGCAAAGATCACGGACGCATTACTGAAAATTTAGGTAAGATGTATATTAAACTAAGCGAAAGATATGCACAACGCAGTAACTGGCGCGGATACACTTATGTAGAAGAAATGAAAGGGCAAGCAATTTTACAGTTAAGTCAAATTGGTTTACAGTTTGACGAAAGTAAATCTGAGAACCCGTTTGCCTATTATACTGCCGCAGTTACTAATAGTTTTACTCGAATTCTTAATATTGAAAAGAAAATGCAAAATATTCGTGACGATATGTTGCAAGAAAACGGATTAACACCTAGTTCAACTAGACAATACCAAGCAGAGTTTGCTACTGAAATTGCACGACAAGCCGAACTGTATAAAAACTTTAGGATGCCTAAATCTGAAGAGCCAGATATTGAAGAAGAAGAGGCTTGACCTTTGCCCAGTTTACCTGTTAAACTGTTCTGTAAAGGATTCTAATTAATGTCACTATTTAAAAAAGTAGCATGTTTCACAGACATTCACTTTGGGCTAAAGTCAAATAGCTCAACTCATAATCAAGATTGTGAGGATTTTGTAGATTGGTTTATAGACGAAGCTAAGAAAGAAGGGTGCGATACTTGTATCTTTCTTGGCGACTGGCATCATAACCGCAACTCTATTAATCTAATTACTTTAGATACCTCAATGCGGTGCTTAGAAAAACTAGGAGCTGCTTTTGAGCAGTTCTTTTGGTTTCCAGGTAACCACGATTTATTCTACAAGGACAAGCGAGACATCCATAGTAGTGCGTTCGGACGCCATATCCCTGGCGTAACTGTCGTAGACTCTGTCACCACTCTAGGAGATGTCACCCTTGTACCGTGGTTAGTTGGAGACGAGTGGAAGAAAATGAAAGAAATTAAAAGCAAATATGTTTTTGGTCATTTTGAACTTCCGCTATTTTACATGAACGCCATGGTACAGATGCCTGATCACGGTGAATTAAAAAGTGATTCTTTTAACGGGCCAGATTATGTGTTTAGTGGGCACTTCCACAAACGACAAAATCAAGGTAAGATTTGGTACATTGGTAATTCGTTCCCGCACAACTATGCAGATACATGGGACGATGAGCGCGGAATGATGTTTATGGACTGGGGTGGGGAGCCCCAATTCCGAGCCTGGCCCGATGCTCCCAAGTTTAGAACTATTAAACTTAGCAGGTTAATTGACGAAAAAGATGATTTAATGAAATCTAAAATGTACTTAAAGGTACATTTAGATATCGATATTAGTTTCGAAGAAGCAAACTTCTTAAAAGAAACATTTATTAACGAACACGATATTAGAGAGATTAGTCTAATACAAGAAAAAGATAATTTAGAAGGAGTAGTAGAAGATGCTACTGATGCTAAATTTGAATCAGTTGATCAGATTGTTACTGAACAGTTAATTAACATAGAATCCGAGCAGTTTGATAAAAAGCTGTTGTTAGAAATTTATAATAATCTATAATGTTTAAACTCAAGAATATAACTGTTAAAAACTTTTTAAGTGTAGGTAATCAAACACAGGCTGTTGATTTCGACAAGCATCAACTAACTCTAGTTCTAGGTGAAAACTTAGACATGGGCGGAGATGATAGCGGTTCAAGGAACGGGACTGGAAAAACTACTATTGTCAACGCTTTGAGCTATGCTTTGTATGGCAACGCATTAACAAACATTAAGAAAGAAAACTTAATCAACAAAACTAACGGCAAAGCTATGTTAGTAACTGTTGAATTTGAAGTTCAAGGTAGATCTTACAAGATTGAACGAGGTCGCAAACCTAATGTTCTTAAATTTTATGTTGATAACGAGCAGGTAAAAGCTAAAGATGAAGATGATGCTCAAGGCGATAGTCGAGAAACTCAGAAAACTATTGAGCACTTGTTAGGTATGAGTCATACTATGTTCAAGCATCTAGTTGCGTTGAACACATATACGGAGCCTTTTTTAAGTCTCAAAGCAGCTGAACAACGAGAAGTTATTGAGCAGTTACTAGGAATTACATTACTTTCCGAAAAAGCAGAATCTCTAAAGGCTCAGGTTAAAGAAAGTAAAGATGCTATTCAACAAGAGGCAGCTAAAATTGAAGCTATTAAGGCAGCTAATGAAAATGTACAGAAAAGCATTGATAGTTTACAATTTAAAAGCAAGGCCTGGGATAGTAAACAACAAACTGAACTTGAAAACTTAGGTAAAGCTATTGTTAGTTTAGAAGCAGTTGATATTGAAGCTGAATTACAGGCACATATCGATCTAAAGGCTTGGGAAGAAAACGATACAAAGATTCGAAATCTAAATAAACAAAAAGCTACTGTAGAATCTGCGGTCATTCAAGCAGAAAAGACTCTAAACAAATATAAAAAAGAACTAGACAGCCTAGCAAATAAAACATGTCATGCTTGCGAACAAGCATTACATGATCATAAGCACGAAGAAATGACTTCTACTGCTACACAGCATTATGATGAAGCATTTGAGTATTGGCAAAAGATGCGGGCACAACTTAAACAAATTGTAGAAGAACTAGGAACAGGAGTACAACTTCGTAAACCTATTACTTTTTATGAGCGAGAAGCAGAAGCCTTAGGTCATAAAAACAATTTAAAGAGCTTAGAAAACAGTTTAGAAGCTAAAGCTATTGAATTTAATCCCTACGAAGAACAGATAGAAGAACTAAAAAAGACAGCCCTTCAAGAAATTAAATGGGATGTTGTGAATAACTTAACAAAAATTAAGGATCACCAAGAATTCTTACTTAAACTGCTAACAAACAAAGATAGTTTTATCCGTAAAAAGATTATTGATCAGAATTTAAACTATCTAAACAAGCGACTAGGATACTATATCACTAAAATTGGCTTGCCGCATCAGGTAGTTTTCTTAAACGATTTAAATGTTGAGATTACCCAATTAGGACAAGACTTAGATTTTGATAATCTTTCTAGAGGTGAACGGAACAGATTAATCTTAAGTTTATCTTGGGCATTCCGAGATGTGTGGGAAAACTTGTATCAACACATTAATTTGTTGTTTATTGACGAGTTAATTGATGCAGGTATGGATGCTGCCGGTGTAGAAGCAGGGTTAGCAGTGCTTAAAAAGATGGGTCGTGAACGAAATAAGAACATTTATTTGATTAGTCATAAAGATGAACTTATCGGACGAGTCAACAATGTGTTAAAAGTAGTTAAAGAAAACGGATTCACTAGCTATGCCACTGACACCGACTATGTCGAAGCATAACTTTTACGAAATTACTATTGCATCAGAATCTAAGCAATGTGTTTTAACATATCGCTTAGAGTCTCACAGGGTTGCACAGCAATGGGCAGAACAAATAAATCAATGTAGTCCAAGTCACCTGAGAGATAGCTTAAATCCTTGGAGAGGTATTATTCAAAATTGGGATTTAAAAGTATTAGAATTAGATAATTTAATTACTGATCTTAATTTGTGGCTTCCTGAAAAGATTAACGGATATTGGAACAATTCAGATCCGGCCGAAAGTTTAAACAGATTACATGTACATTTTCCTAATCAAGAAAAAATAGAAACAGATATTGTTAGAAGAAAGCAACTAACTGTGTATAATGACTTGATTCATGAACTACAATTCCTTTATACTGTAAAGCAACAGCAAAGAGAATTTATGTATCTGTTATTATGTCCTAATAGTCCTAAATCAAGTTGGAATGAAATCCAAGATGAAGACTATGAGCTGTTTAGCCCTAATGTAAGTTTTGGAGATTTAGTACTTCATTATCCGCATGTTGGAAGACACCCGCTTGAACTATATATTAGCAAGGACGCAGAATGTCCTGAAGACCAAATACTTCCTCAGCATAGTATATCTCCGTTTCATACTTTGAGATTCTTCGATATTAGAATTTCAAGTCAGGAATTTGAAAATTTTTATAACTCTAGTGGACTAATTTGGCCATATGAGCTACAAGATCCAAGATTAGCTGTAGGATATATCAATTTAGGTAAGTTAGAATATGTAGATCAACAACCTTGGACTAGATCAGTTACTAATACTTTAGTAAGATCTTGCGATCGGATTGTTGATTGGACTGTTTACTAATCAAGATCTGTATGGCCACAAAAGAAGAACTGCTAAACAAGTACAAAGAGATGTATAAAGACTATATTTCTAAAGTGTGCGAAGTGCATAATGCCCATATGTACTACCTCGAATCACCAAATCGAGTTAGATCTAAAAGGTTAAAATTTGCAATCAATGCTGTTAAGAACGCATGTACACCAATGAAAGCTAGTCTAGATGCAACAAAGAAAGAGATTATTCGCATACAAGCTGAAGAAAAGCGTGTACGGGAACAAAAGAAAGCAGAAAAAGCTGCTAAAAAATTAAATCAAGGAAACTAAAATGAACTCACAACAAGAATTACAAGCCGCATTTGAAGCATACATGGCAGAAAATGCAAAATTTGAAGGCGGTAACAGTGCTGCCGGTACTCGTGCTCGCAAAGCATTAGCTGAAATTGGTAAGGCTGTTAAGGTTCGCCGTAACGAAATTACTGAAACTAAGAACGCTCGCAAGGAAGAAAAAGCAGCAAAGTAATTAATGACCTGGACTTATCAAGGACAAGTTGTAAATGAATTACCCGAGGACTGTGTTGGTTTTGTATATTGCATTACCAACATAGCTTCGGGGCGCC